AGAGGGCTTTCGTTATTCCCAATGAGAACACGACCCCCATTTGATTAAAAAACCACGAAAAAATACTTGACAAATAATCTGACCTGTGGTATTATAATTATAGAAACAAGGAAACCGTATAAAATAAGGAGGAATAAAAACATGTGTGAATTTAAGATTAAAATTATTAGTAATAATACGGGACATTTATGTGGAGATATTACAGTTGTTACAGAGGTATTAATATCTAGTATAATACAAGATTATGCTACAGAAGATATGACAGTTTTATTATGCGGAGCTGATTTATTTTGTTTGTATTGGAATGGTAAATATTTTTTTAAGTCCTCTATGATTAAAGATTGTTATCTTGAATTTTTTAATAATGTAATAAAAGGATTATATGATAATGCAAGAGACGCATATCATATTCAATACGGTAGGGTTATGGCATTGTTATAAAGTTATGGAGAACCCGGCACCACTGAATTACTTACGTGTATAGATAGCATATGGAACACAAGATACTATACAATATTATTCAACAAAGGAGGAAAAAATAAATGATTCAATATAGACTACATAATATTACCAATTTCGGTGTAGAAATCCATGACTTTTACACTGAAAACTCATTAAACAACTACATAGCTTTATTTGTAGACCCTCCGTATTGGGTAGAAAATTTATATACTAATAAAAACATTTATGTGGGTTTTGATGGACAGAGCTACGCCAATCCGACAGATGGAATTAAAGACTATATAGAGACAGACACGTCTAGCAATCTTTATGCGGAAAATGTTTCACGTGAAACACCGCATGAAACTGAAATAGACTGGATAAAAAGGCACACATCTATAGAAGAAAAAGAACCATACACTAAACTAGAAAAGATATCCTTTTTCTTAGGTATTTTGTCCGCCATTATCATGGCAACCTTTTTATTATATCTTTTCTTATCTTCTGTTTCATTTATAGCAGAGCACTTTTCACAGTTCACATGGAAAGTTTTCAATCTTTTATAAGGAGGAAAAAACACATGGCAAAATTAACAAATCAATTACTGCGTTACAAAGTAATGTTTACAAAAGGTGGAACGGGAGGCTACACCGCTCGCGTCATGATACCAAAAGAAGCTATACGAGATTTAGATATTCATCCGGGAGACAGTATTGAATACACACGTGTACCACACGGCTTACTATTAAGAAAAGTGCAAAAGGAGGGTGACTAAAAGATGGCAAATAAACGTAGAAAAAAGAAACAAACAAAAACCGAGATTATTCAAAAAGAATATTCTCATGAATACACTAAATATTTGTCACGTGTTAGAAATCAGCAAAAACAAGGTGTACAAGTAAAGATAATTAAGCGAGTAAAAAATCCAAAGCAAGCTTCTATTGATAGAATTAAAAAGCAGATTGCAAAAGAAATACGAAAAAATGCGACGGTTGTTGATATGCTTACAGGTGAGAGTATAACATCTAAAGAATACGGACGTAAATATGCGCTTGAAAGAAATAGAGTTTTTATAAAATTAACACCACAAGAACAGGAATATGTTAGAGTTCATGACTTTGATTTAAAAGAGTTAAAAGCATTACAAAAGACAGGTATTAAGGTCAATATAGCAACCCCCGTGCTAGACTATGAAGCTATTATTGATTCATGGTATGATTCATTAGAAAGTTTTGCACCAAAAACAGCATATTGGTTAAGACAAAAAACAGATGCTTTATTGGCTAACGCGTCAAATAAAGAAAGGGCACTATTTGCATATACATACGCAAAAGAACCAGAAGCATTTCCAACAGAGCCATACATGGATAAAGCTACGGTTGACGCTGTGTTTTGGAATATTTTGCAAAGAATGGGCGTTCTTAGTTCTACAGAAGATTTTCAAGAATTTCTACAAGAACAGGATATTGTTATTGAAAAAGAATAAAAAGAGGTGAATATAATGTCACGAAAAAAGAACATAACTTTTTGGGCGTGTGACTTTGAAACAACTGTATGGGGTGAAAAAGTAGAGCAAGAAAAAGGTAAAAAACAAGATAGCACAGAAGTATGGAGTGGTGCTGACGTGGCATTATATGATGTTACCGAAACTGTGACAATAACACATTCTATTAGAGATTTTTTAAATAGATTTTTAACAATGAAAGGAAATAATATATTATACTTTCATAACCTTGCTTTTGATGGCTCTTTTATTGTTGATTTTCTACTTAGCGAAGATTGGAAATGGGTACACTGTAAAGATAAAGACATGAGGTCAAAAGAGTTCCAAACCTGTATTTCTGACATGGGTTCTTGGTATTGGATAAAACTGAAATGGAATAAGACTTTTCTAGAAATACGGAACTCTTTAAAACTTATGCCCTCCTCATTGAAAAACATCGGAAAATCATTTGGCACAAAGCACCAAAAATTAGACATGAATTATGAGGGTGAAAGGTACGCTTATTGCGATATAACAGAAAGTGAAAAGAAATATATTGAAAATGATGTGTTAGTGTTAAAAGAAGCATTAGAAATGATGTTTGATGAAAAGCACGATAAATTGACAATAGGTTCGTGTTGTTTGGCAGAGTTTAAAGGCTTTTATGAAAAGAAACAATATGATAAGTTGTTTCCCGATATCAGAGAAGATTATCTTGATGAATCAATAACAGGCGTGTGGAATCAGTGGGACTATATTCACAAATCATATCATGGAGGCTGGTGCTATGTAAATCCTCAATACGCTCATACCGTAGTAGGGGACGGATTGGTGTATGATGTAAATTCTCTCTACCCATCTATGATGCATAGTATCAGTGGCAACAAATATCCATTTGGGCACGGGGAATATCATAGGGGAGCGCCACCCGATGAACTTATAAGCTCCTCTAATAAATATTTTTTTATTCGTTTCACTTGTCGTTTTCAATTAAAAAAGGGTGCGTTTCCTTGGTTACATATCAGACAGAGCGCATTATATAAAGCGAATGAAAATTTATATAGCTCTAACGTTAGGTATAAAGGTGAATATTATCGGTATTATCGTGATATTGATGGTAAGATGCATGATACTAACATTACTCTCACTATGACTTGTACTGACTGGAAGTTGTTCCAAGAAACTTATGATATTTATGACTTAGTTATCTACGATTATATATGGTTTTATGCAAGAGAGGGTTTTTTTGATGGATACATCAATAAATACGGAGAAGAAAAGAGAACCTCAAAAGGCTTTAAAAGACAGAAAGCGAAACTCTTTTTAAATAATCTTTACGGCAAATTTGCTATGTCGGATAATTCCTCGTATAAAGAACCTTATCTTGATGAAGATGGTGTTATCAGATTTATATTACATGAAGAGCATGAAAAGAAAGTCGGCTATATCCCTATTGGTAGTGCTATTACATCTTATGCAATGAACTTTACAATACGTCATGCTATGGCAAATTATGACCGCTTTTGTTATGCTGACACTGATTCGATTCATTTAATTGGACTCGACAAAGCGAACAAGGTTGTAGAACACCCGACTAATTTTTGTTGCTGGAAATGCGAGAGTACATTTGATTTCGCGTATTATGAACGACAGAAAACTTATGCAGAACATATAGTTGCAGAAAACCATGTCCCTTGCAAGCCTTATCTTGATATTAAAGCTTGCGGAATGAGTAGCCAAGCTAAACGTAAATTTATTGAAGAAGAAAAGGACATATCTGAGTTATCTACAGGTCTTAGTATGGTTAGTTGTAATTTAAAAGCAGAGCGCGTGAAAGGCGGGATTATATTAAGAAATAAAGACTTTAATATTCACGCTCAAAAAGATAAAAATTATAATATAATACTTGACTATATTTAGTTCTTATGTTATTATTAATGTAATAAATAAAACATATTACATTGCAATTCACACTCAAAGAAAGCAGAAAAAAGGAGGAAAACAAGATGTTTACAAGGACATTAGTCACAGCAGAGGTATCAGTAGAAAGAATCTACAAAGACAATGACACGGGAGTAATCAAGAAAGATTACTTTGACGAAAAATTATCAAATTGCAAGACAAGAGACAAAGCAGAAATCTTGATTGAAAAGAAGTACAAAGGAGACATAGTTTCCATATTAGATATTAAGTTTAAACTGGAAAGACGCGCAATGACAGACGAGCAGTTCTTGCTTAATTCAGAAGTCAAGAGTGAAAAAATTGTTACCGAATCAGAGTTGAAGGAAATGAAAAAAGAAGATTAACAGGAAAACAGGAGGCAAAGAAATATGGTAGAAATCAAAGAAATGAGCAGAGAGTTTACAAAGGTTGAGAAGTATCTTATGACCGCAGCGCCTGACATTGAACCTTTAAAAAATATCGCTGATGGAGAGTCTATCCCAGTTGACGGATATCTTATCTTTACTGATATTAAAGATAACGGAGACACACAGGAGATTGTAAGCATTATCACACCCGATAAGAAAGTTTATTCTGGACAGTCCGCAACCTTTAGACAGTCTTTGAAAGATATTGAAAACGTGATGGATGGTGAAAAATTCTCTATCGTTAAAATTAGCGGAAAGACAAAAGCTGGGCGTGAATACATTAATTGCACACTGGATGTGTCAAATTTATAATATGACGACGCGAGAATACCATTTTAATTCTCTTCTTCTAAAGGGGTGGCTATATGCCACCTCTTTTTATAAAATAAATGTTTCACGTGAAACATTAAGGAGGTGCTAAAAATGATTGATGACAGTTATTATCATTGCGAGAGATTGCTGACCATGAAAGATAAATACGGGAACACACCCGACATTTATATAGTAGACGGGAACAGAACAGCGGGAAAAAGTTACTCTCTTAAGTGTAGACAAGTTTCTGATTTTTTAAAGGATAAATACAGACCAGAAAACCAGTTTATTTATTTATACCGAAATGTTATTGATATGACAGAGTGTGCAGATACCTATTTTGGCGATATCGCGGAAGAATTTGACGGTTATGTTATGACTGAAAAGCGCTTGATGCGAGGGTCACTAGTGCAGTTATTTATCAATGAAGTGCCATGTGGCTATTGTTTGGCTTTAAATGTCGCAAGAAAATATAAAAAAATGCGTGGACTGTTTGTCAATATACGCTCTATATTTTTTGATGAGTATCAAGACGAAGATAATATATATTTGCCAAATGAAGTAAATAAGTTATTATCATTGTGTACAACAATTAGTTCTGGTCATGGTAAACAGCATAGACGAGTGATTTTATACATGTCATCAAACACCGTATCGTTATTGAACCCTTATTATAAGGAATTTGGTATAAATAAAATGTTAAAAAAAGACACTAAATTTTTACGAGGTGATGGTTGGGTGTTTGAACGAACTTATAATGAAAATGCATCAACGGCATATAAAGAAAGTGGCATTGCGCGAGCTTTTAAGCACGCTAGTTATAACGAATATGCCAGTGAAAACAAATATCTAAACGACAATGAATGTTTAATTGGCAAGCCCTCGGGTCTATCACGTTATATTTGTACAATTAAATTTAACGATAATCTGTATAATGTTAGAAAATATGATGCATGTTTATACGTATCAATGGGTGCAGACGAAAGCTTCCCGACACGTATATGTTTCACGAAAACTGATGTGATAGATAATACGGCTATACGAGTTAACTCGACCCATTACATTGTTACAATGCTACGTGAATATTTTAACAGAGGTTTGCTATTGTTTGAAAATTTGGAATGTAAGAACATGATATTTGACGTCATATCTTTTTAATGTTTCACGTGAAACATTGACAGTTTTAATGATATATGTTATTATAATACTGTACCCAAAATAATACAAGCATTGTTATTGATATACGCGCACATAGACAAGTAGTCTGATATCAATTTTTTGGCGTTGCGTTCCCTTTGCATTGATTATTTTGTAAAGTACAATATGTTTCACGTGATAATGTTTCACGTGAAACATTTTTATTTACAAATAATTCTATTTGTGATATGATAGAAAAAAGGAGGTGACATTATGCAGGAAGTTATGACAGCTATTAACACGCTGGGACTGCCTACAGTTGTAGCAATTGCGTCTATGTGGTATGTAAGATATCGAGAGGATAAGAACGATGCACGCATAGACAAACTAAATGAAGCACACAAACAAGAAATGTTAGACATTACAGAGGCAGTCAATAATAACACACTCGCGTTACAGCGTATTTGTGACACATTTGAACAGAAAAAGGAGGATTGAACATGGCAGTAAAAAAAGCGGTAGACATTTCCTACCACAACGGGGTTATTGATTTTGAAAAAGTAAAAAATGCCGTAGATTATGTTATTATCCGTTGTGGATATGGACAAGATATGACATCACAAGACGATAAACAATGGAATCGAAACGTGAGTGAATGCGAGCGATTGGGTATTCCGTACGGAGTCTATTTCTATTCATACGCAAAAACAACAGCTAGAATCGAGGGTGAAATTAATCATTGCCTTAGATTGTTACAAGGACACACGCCTAACTTACCTGTATTTTTCGACAGTGAAGAACCAGGAACGCAAAGAGTAGCAAAGCACAACGCAAAGCGTTTTTGCGATGCTATGCTGACACATGGATATAAAGCTGGGATTTACGCTAGTAAATCATGGTACGAGAAATATATTGGTGAGACTTGGGGGTATGATTTATGGATTGCGCGTTATTCGAATGTGTTAGGTGTAGACAATGTAGACATTTGGCAGTATTCCAGTAATGGAACTGTTGACGGGATTAATGGTAGATGTGATGTGAACCACGTTTATAAAGACTATGGAACTTCAAATCTTGTACCTAATGTTCCACAGAGTCCACCAACGCACGTAACCCCAAGAAACGAACTAATTGCTTTGGGACAACAGCACGCCATTAATTTTACAGGGGTGCAAATCGCGGTTGACGGTATTGTTGGCAGAAATACGAAAAGAATGGCGGTACGCGTAGTGCAACACGCTATGAACATGGATTACGGTCACACGATTGCGGAGGACGGACTTGTAGGCAAAAAGACAAAAGCGAAAGCTGGACGGCATTATGTAAGGCGAGGGGAAACACAGTACTTAGTCACAGCGCTTGAAATCTTATGTTTATTACAGGGAAAAAATCCGAACGGGGTGGAACACCCCGGAACATTTGGTGGAGGACTGGCGCGAGCGTGTGGAATTGAAATCGTTTACGCAAAAGATATGTTATACATGATTTAATGATTATTCACGTGGAACAAAAAAATGTTTCACGTGAAACATTTTAAGGAGGTTAGTAAAATGCCAAATATCAATGTAGCGTATCAGTGGGCGGTCAATGCTTGCAATGCACCTAATATTGGTTATTCACAGCAATATCGTAGAGGGCAGACCGTGAACGGTATTACTTATTACGACTGTAGTTCTTTTATCTCAAAAGCACTTACAGAAGCAGGGTTCTTTTCCTCGAACCCATGGTTCACCACAAGGACAGAAGAGGGATACTTATTACAAGCTGGATTCAAAGAAATTAACATTACCGAAGCGTGGCAAGCTGGGGACGTGGTATTGCGTAGCGGTCATACGGAGATGGTATATAGTGGAAATGGTGTTGGAGGTGGCGGTGCCACCATGGGCGCGCACAGTGGACGTTATCCACTACCAGACCAAGTAAGCATTAACACATATATAGCAAAACCGTCCGCATGGACAAAGATATATCGTTATGGAGATAGTGCTGGTATCCCCCTAGAGTGGATTCATGGAAACCGTTATTTGACAGACGATGAAATGAAAAATAATGCATATGTATTTTACAGTACAATGTTTTTCAAAGATTTTACGCTCAATTCAATAGCTGGAATGTTAGGGAATATGGAGATAGAATCTAATATTAACCCTGAACTATGGCAGTCGCTAAAAGAGGGAAATTATAATGGCGGTTATGGTTTAGTCCAGTGGACACCAGCAACAGTCTACACAGACTGGGCAAATGCTAACGGTTACGATATTACAGACGGGCACTATCAATGCGTCTGGCTTGACGAAGAAACAGTAAGTAGCGGGCAGTGGATTGAGACTACAAAATATCCGATATCGTGGGAAGAGTTTCGTAAGTCTACGAAAGAACCAGATTATCTAGCGTCTGCATTTTTAAAGAATTTTGAGCGTGCAGGGGTGGAAAAAGAAGAAGAGCGTAAAAAGAACGCGCTAAAATGGTACGCATATTTGCAGACGTTATCACCATACCCAATCCACCCACATTCAAGAAAAAGAAAAATGCCACTTTACTTTTTCTTTCCGTGGTGATACAATAAAAACGTAAAAGGGCGACACTAAATAAAGGAGGTAAAAATATTATATGGATTTTAAAGAAGCATTAAGCGAATTAATTGACGCTGTAGCAGACGTAGAGGAACATGGCGACGCGATTGAAGTCTTACAGAATTATGAGGGAGAAAGAGACGGAGAAACGGACAGCGAATGGAAAGACAAGTATTTAAAGCTAGAGAGCGAGTATAAAAAGCGCTTTAAAGAAAAAATGACAGAGGGAACGACTCGCGCAGACGATAAAGACGAATCAAAAGACGAAACAGAAAAAATTACTGTGGAAGATTTAGACTTTAATGGTAAAACAGAGTAAGGAGGTTTTAACAAATGGCAGACGCAACAAATAAAAACATTTTAAAAGCAGTCAAACAGGAGCTTTCTTTCGAGGTTCAGAACCACTTGCCAGTGGAAGTATCAGACAATTTACAGTCTGTTTATGATAACATTCTGAATTTTGCTCCTGTTCGGAACGAAATTGTTCCGTCATTAATTAATCGAATCGGAATGCAGACTGTAGATAGCATCGCATGGAGAAACCCGTTAGCACGATTCAAAAAAGAGCCAATGCGCTACGGTGAAACACATGAAGAAACATACGTAAATATGTGTAAGGGTCGTGTGTATGATTCACAGGCTGATTTCAAATTTGCGTTTCAGCAGTATCAGTCTTACATCCTGAGCGTATTTCATAATGTCAATCTTGAAATCCAGTACCCAGTTACTATCACATATGACAATCTGAGAAAATCTTTCACGAGTGAATATGGAATCCGAGACATGATAATGGCAAAAATGGAAAGCGCTATCACAGGGGCGAACTGGAACGAATATCTTGCTATGCGTGATTTGATTAATGTAGGGTATGAAAAAGAGGTGCTTCCAGCAATAACCGTTGACGCGATTGTGGATGAAGCATCAGCGAAAAAGTTATTGATTGAGGTCAAAAGAGCAGTTGGAGAATTTGGCTTCCCATTGCCAGAAAACAATCCAGCTGGTGCAACGTCCCACGCTATGCCAACAAATTTGATTTGGATTACAACGCCAGAAGTAAATGCACAGATTAGCGTTGACGCTTTAGCCTATGCGTTCCATATGGACAAAGCAGACGTGGAAGTTCAGACCGTGATTGTAGACAAGTTTGCAAACAGCGCTATTCAGGGCGTTCTTTGTGATGTTCGTTTTTTCAACGTACGCGACCAGTTCAAGGAAATGAGCGACCAGCGACTCCCAAATGTCTTATCATGGAACTACTTCTATACACAGGTGGAAATGGTAAGCGCAAGCCCGTTCTATCCGATTCGAGTCTTTACGACCGACACAGTTATTGAAGCGCCGACCCTTAGTGTGACAGCTGGAACTTATACAGCTGGTCAGACACAGAATGTCGAGGTAACTGTAACAGGTGGAACAGGGACATACCATCAGAATTTAGTGACGCTTGAAGTTGACAGCGGTGCTACTTCTGCAAAGACTTATGTCATTCCCGGAACACATCTCTTACATACGGGAGTGGACGAGACAGGAACTATCGTGTTGAAAGCGATTTACAGACCAGACGAGACTATCACAAAGACAGCAAGTTTCACAAAAGCGTCATAATTAACGGAGGTATTTATCTATGATAAATTTACCAACACAAGGAGGGGTTGCACCACGCAACCCCGAAACAAAATTAAGATTATATAGTGGTGTACCATGGTCGGACGAATATGAACACGTTAGACTATACAATTCAAAAGAAGATTTGCTAAATCATTTAGAGTTATATCGTAAACATATCAATGGTATTGACTTGTCACACCTTGCACCTATTAAAATAGGCAATTATGATATCCGCGTACCGTTCACAGAAATGAAAGCACTTAACCTCAATTATTTAGCTTTTCAAAATAGTGGTATTTCTAACGAGTGGGTGTTTTGCTTTATTGATTCTATCGAGTGGTTATCAGAAAAAACAACTAGAATCAATTTCTCATTGGACGTTTTTCAGAACAACTTTTATGATGTAAATATTAAGCCTTGCTTTGTAGAGTATCATCACATACCGAGAAGTAAAGATATGATAGGAGCAAATCTCACACCCGTAAATATTGAAACAGGCGAAACGGTTGTATCACGGCATAAAAAATTAGACTTGACACCTACCGAGTGTTGCGCTTTTGTAACACGAGGAACAACTGAACAAAGCTGGTTTGAGGGGCGCGTTGAAAATGGTGTGTATTGTTGGGGCAGTATCGGACATTATGATGTAACTACAGAAGATGGACTAAAAGGAATCAACACATTATTAGAGGATTATAACAACCAAGGCGCGCAAGATGCGGTTATAGGGTTGTTCATGTCTCCGAAATTATGCACGCTTGCTTTGGGTGGGAAAGAAATAAAACCTAAAATAACAAGTATGCAGATATCTGATAATGTGTTTGAGGGATATAAGCCAAAAAATAAAAAGCTATACTCTTATCCTTGGTTATTTTGTTTGGCTGACAATAACCAAGGCAATACACATATCTATAGATATGAATACAGTTATAACCGCGATAAGTCTCTTGAGTTCGACAGCTATGGTACAATCGCAACTCTACCGCAAGTTCTAACAGCGCCTAAAAATTATAAGACGCGCGAAGAATTAGGGCATGGACTAATGAGCGAAGCACTTATTAATTCCTCTTTTCCGATGTGTTCTTTTTCTTCCGATACTTACAGGGCATGGCTCGCGCAAAATAAAAGTTCTATCGCTCTATCTCAAGTTCATACCGCTGTCGATGCCACTCTAGGAACAGGCACGGCAATAGCTGGGTTGGCTGGTGGAAGTTTACAGGGAGGTCTTAACGGTCTAGGCAAAACGACGAACGCTTTTTGGGACGCTCTTGGAATGTTAGCCAATCAGACAGACAGGGCAAGAAATGCAGGAGTAACACATGGAAAAGCGTTATCAGAAAATGTATTGACAGGAATAAAAGAGTGTGGAGTTGATTTCTATGAAATGTCATGTAAAAGACAATTTGCAGAAATGGCTGACAGCTTTTTCGAGCAATTTGGATATCCAATCAATAAGATTGCGACACCTTATATACACTCAAGAGCCTATTGGAACTACGTGAAAACTTCTCATTGCGGTTTCACTGGCGATATTGATTTAGACCAGTTGAAAAAATTAAGGAATATATTTGACAACGGTGTAACTTTCTGGCATACTGACGATATAGGGAATTATGGACTATCCAACAATTAAAAGGAGGTGCGTAGAAATGAGAAACCCATTGCGAATTTTTGAACGAAATGTCAATAAAAAGAAAAGCAGTGATTTTGAAACAATCAAATCTATATTCTTTTATGACATTTTCGATATATTTGTAAATAGGTACAAATGGAATGATTTACCCGAAGAAATATTGCCGATGTATATTGAGCAAACGCTCTTTTGGCATGGACTTGGCGTATTCATAAAAGATAATATTGCTGGTTATGCTTTTATGAAAGTTTCGTTGTCGGGTTTACCCGATATCTATAACATACCTCAAGATAGAATTGCTTATACAGCAAATGGATACATTGAAGAATATGGTAAAGAAAATAGTTGTATCTTATGGAATAACTACTCAACTATGCCATATTACTATAAGGCTTTAATGTATGCAGATGCTATGGCGAACACTTGGAAAACAAAAGGTATTAATATGTATGCACAGCGTACGCCCGTTGTACTTTCTTCCTCAGACAACGAAAAATTAAGCTTTGAAATAGTGGGCGAAGAATACGACAATTATTTACCTATTATAAAACTTTCAGATTCATTAAATTTAAAGGATATCAAAGCTTTAAACATGGGCGCGCCTTATATAGTGGATAAATGTGAACAGGAACTAAGAGATTTATGGTCTCAAGTATTAACATCATTAGGATATGAAAGCAACCCTGTAGAGAAAGGTGAACGCCTTGTCACTGGCGAGACAGCTGGGAACAACGGACAGATTGAAGCAAATAGAAACGTGGGATTGACATTAAGAAGAAGATGTGCGGACGCTATAAATAAGTTATGGGGTCTGAATGTAAGCGTTGACTTCAACAGTGAGTTGCCTACCATGATAAATGGATATGTACCAGACAAGTATATGCAAAAAGGGAAAGAGGGTGACGAAATTGAGTAAATACACAACTACAGTAAAAGATATTTGTGAAAGCTTTATCCCACCCCAAGAACTATGGAGCATGGACTTATCAGTAGAGAGAACTATAGATAAAACACAAGACAAATTTTTTGACTTTGATTTCCCATTTTATTCTGAGGACAGAAAAGATTTATATACCTTTAAGACATACTTTTTACTTAGGTATTGGAATAATTATATAGGTTTTGAAACTCTAGGAATGTGGAAAACTGCTTTTATGTCAAAAATGCATGAATTGACACCGTATTATACAAAATTGTATGATGCAATTCAAAACGATAACCCTTTTACAAATGTAAATATAACAATCACAGAAGCAGAAAAAGGAAACGAAAAAACAACAACTAACTCAACAGATGCAGGAAACAGCGAGGTAAAAAACAATCAAGAATATGAAAATATTGACAGCGACAACCCACAAGTTACCGTAGCCACAGAAGACTACGCAAGTACTATGAGCAGGGGAGAAACTGTAAATAACACTACAACAACCGCAAAAAATGAACACACAGGAAACGATAACAAAGACAGTAAAAGAGACAGAGACACGAAAGAGATAGGATTAAGAGGAAAATCAACGAGTGAAGCAATCGAAGAATACCGAGAGCAAATACAGAATATCAATCGAGAACTTGTAGAAGCTTGCCGAGATTTGTTTCTAAAAGTTTGGTAATAAGGAGGTGAAATGCATGCCAGAAGAATTAAAGCCTGTAGTTCCTTTACTTTGTTGTGATATACCTAGTGTCTATAGCAACAAACAGAGTTATTATGAGTGCTTGTGTTATATAGGCTATAAAGTCAATGAATGTATTGACGCAATCAACGGGTTTACTGACGCCTACAAACAGTACACCGACGAAAAAGTTTCAGAGTTGAAAACGTATATTGACGGACTTAACCGTGATATCTACAACCATATCACGGAAGTTGAAACAAATATCCGTCATGATATGGACACTAGGGATAATGAGCTTGACGAAAAAATCAATAAAGTACAGACAAATTTACTTGATAAAATCAGTGCGTTAAACATTCTGATGTATGACCTAAACGCTGAGACAAGAGCGCATATTGACACAGAGGTTAAAAAACTCTATGATTACATCAATGACTATGTGCCAAATAACATGGAGGTGTTAAACCCTGTAAGAGGATATCGAACGAGTCTGAACCAAGCGCTAGCAGATATTTATGACAATCTACGCTATTATGCTTTGACTTGTAACGAGTTTGATTCTTTAAATTTAACTTGCACAGAATTTGACAGGTTATCAATTAACTGTACAGAGTTTGACTTATACGGTGCAAAAAGATTCAGAGTAGATAGCAACTTATATATGCATGACCCATTTACAGGTAAGTATGTTTTTTATCAAGATGTAATTTACAAACTTGCAGAGTTGCATTTCGATAACCCAATTACAGCTAGCGAGTTTGACGCTTTATTATTAACGGTAACAGCATTCCAGTCTAAAGCTTTAACCGCTTACACATTTGACAGTAACGCAAAAACGGCGTTAAAATTATAAATTAAAGGAGGATTTAAAAACTATGAGTTCAACAAACAAAACAACTTATTATGATTTAAGTCAGTATATCGGAACTGACAAGCCGACATATTTAGGAGATTATAATTCTGATATGGCTACAATTGATGCAGGGATTCACGGGGCAGATGATAAAGCAACCACAGCTTCACAGAACGCTGGAAGCGCAATTGCTAGAGTTGGCGAAGTAGAAAAAACTGTGCAGTCACATACAAGCGCTATTACAACGTTGCAGACAGATGTTACAGGGTTAAAAGACAGCGTGAAAACAGCTCAGAACACAGCCACTACAGCAGATAATAAAGCTGATAGCGCACAGCAGGCAGCGAATAGCGCACTTTTAACCGCTAATAATGCCAGCTCTAAAGCCGATAATGTGAATAAAGATGTAACACTGTGGAGCGGTAGCGTTAAAAACTCAAGTGTTACACTTAGCGACAGCTTGACTAATTACAGATTTTTATACATCGAGACGAACGCTGGTGTTAGCCCTGTTTTTGCTTACAGAAATGACAAGAAAAAATATGTCGGTTGTCAGCAAGTGTTAAAAGATGTGGCATCAAACACTGTGTCAACAATATCAGTCAAACTGGATATAGTTGATGATACGCACATCACGGTTAGTACTAATGTTATTGACCATGCGTTTATTAGTACGCACCCATCGCTTGACGCTGTCTATACTTTGGGTGTTTACGGTATTCCGAGATAAGCTGAGTATGAAAACTAAAATAACCTCACCAATTTGGTGAGGTTATTTTTTATTCCTCCTTATTTTATGCGGTTTCCTTGTTTCTATAATTATAATACCACAGGTCAGATTATTTGTCAAGTATTTTT